AACGCGGCATGGCAAAAGGCGGCCAAGCATCGCAGCAAAATATCCGCATCGTCAATGCCTTTGATAACTCGGTAATCGAAAACTACCTCGGCAGTTCGGCGGGTGAAAAAGTCATCATGAACGCTGTGCAGCGTAACGCAGGCGCATTCCGTCAGGCGATGGCATGAACCTATGGCCTTTCCAACCGATTGATGAAGTCATCGAGGCGCTTGAGTGGAAAACAGACGTTCTGCTTGCCTATGCCGGAGAGCAGCGTTTCCGCTTGCGCGAAAGGCCGCGCCGTTCATGGAGTTTCAACCACCTGTTTGACGACGAAGGCCAAGCAGCAGCGCGGGCAATCATGCGCGGAGCAGATGGGTTTTATGTCCCGGATTGGATAAGGCGCATTTATGCCGGCAGTGTTTCCGCAGGGGCGTCTGTTTCGATCACGATGGATACGAACGGACTAGGGCTTTCGGCGGGCGCATCGGTCGTGCTGTGGAGCGGCATGCTGGCCAACGAGGTATGCGTCATTGAAAGCGTATCGCCGACGGCATTGGTACTTGAGTACGTCGCCACGGCGCGAACGACAACGATTTACCGGGTGGATAACGCAAGCCAATCCGCCTCATTGGACATGACCAGAATGCCAGGGCATCTGCAAACCGCATCCATTACGTTCGACTCGCCCGCAGTAGATACCTATGCGGCAAGCACCTATTCCCAATACCGCAGCCACGATGTTTTGCCGATTTCAGCAACCGTAACCAATCGCGGAACATTGTCTGAAAACATCATCTGGCCGCTGGAAGTTTTCGATAACGGAACAGGGCTTGTTTCTACCTCTGTCACCCGCAGCATCCCGGACAACAAATTCATGATGCGCTGGCATGTATTCACGCAGGCGGAGATTCAGGCATTGCGGGCATGGATAGCCAGTCGTTACGGAAGATGGCTTGCATTCTGGCACTCGACTCGCCAGAAAGACCTTGTATGCGCTGCTGATATCGGATCGGCGGCAACGACCGTTCGTGTATTTGCGCCAATTGGCGCAACGACGCTTGGTAGAAGCGCATTCGATATTGAAATCATCGTGCCGTCTGGTCCGTTCTTTCGGCGCGTTACATCGGTTTCTGCCGGGCCTTCGGTAAGTGGCCGCCCGACCTTCGAACTGACGATTGATAGCGCGTTAGGAATTGCGGTTGTCGCATCTGCGGTCGGTCGTATTTCATACCTGCGTTGCTCACGGTTTGATTCAGACCGGATAGAACTACTGCACCGCCCATGCGAAGGGCTGGCGGTGGCCGTTCCGTGTATCGAGGTGCCGGTGCCGTGACATACGCCAGCATCGAAACCTCGGATCAGTCAGGCCGCCCGGTAGAACTCTACGAATTCATCAGCGGCTCCGCTGCCTACCGCTACACCAGCGCCGACGGCGAAATCATCTATGGTGGCAATACCTACACCGCCGTGCCCATTGCCCGTGGCGATGTCGAGGCGACCAGCGAGATCGCCCGCCTGGCGCTGGAAATCACCTGCGACCGTTCGCTGCCCGTGCTCGATCTGTTCTCCACCATGCCCCCGGACGAAATCGTCGCTGTCACGCTGCGCCGACTGCATGTCGGCGATGGCGAGGCAATCACGCTGTGGATGGGGCGCATTCTGAACGTGACGTGGAAAAGCGCTGCCGCCGAAATCCACTGCGAGAGCGTCTATACCTCGCTCAAGCGTACGGGCCTGCGCCGTCTCTACCAGATGGCCTGCCCGCACGTCGTCTATGACACCGGCTGCGGCCTGAGTCGCGCCAGCTTCAAGGCGACAAAGACGGTTTCCGCCGTCTCCGGCGTCACCCTGAGCATCGCCAGCATCGGCGCCGCCGATGGCTACTACGCCGGCGGCTATCTCGAATGGGCCTCCGGCGGCGTCACCCTGCGTCGCGCCATCCGCTCGCAGGTCGCCGGCAGCGTTGTCGTCAGCTTTCCGCTGCCTGGTCTGGCCGGCGGCGCCAGCGTCGACCTCTACCCCGGCTGCGACCACACGCTCGCCACCTGTGCCAGCAAGTTCAGCAACCACCAGAACTACGGCGGCATGCCGTACTTCCCGGAAAAAAACCCGTTCAGCGGAACGCCCATTTACTGAGTCGCCATGAACTTCGTCTTCCAACTCCTCCTGCTGGTCGTTTCCTACTTCGTCAGCGCCGCCCTGGCGCCGAAGCCGCCGAAGCCGAAACCGGCGGCGCTGGAGGATTTCGACATACCGGTCGCCGAGCAGGGCCGCCCGGTGCCGGTCGTCTTCGGCACGGTGCTGCTGACCGGCCCGAACGTGCTGTGGTACGGCGCCCTGCGCACGACCGCCATCAAGGAAAAGGGCGGCAAGAAATGACCATCGTCCTGCATCGCCATTGCCGCGAGTTGGGCTATTGCAATCGCGGCTTGCGCCAGTGGTTCGCCCGCGAGGGGTTGGACTGGGCCGATTTCCTGAAGCACGGCATCGCCGCCGAGTCCCTGCGGAAAACTAACAACGCGATGGCCGATCGCGCCATCGCGCGGGCCGAAGGGGATGCGCATGGGCAGCAGTAAAAAGGTCACGGTCGGATACCGCTACTACATGGGGCTGCACTTCGGCCTCTGTCACGGTCCGGTCGATGCGCTGAACCAGGTCAATGTCGGCGAGCGCGTCGCTTGGTCTGGCGCCATCGCTTCGAGCGGGGCCGTGGTCATCGATCAGGCGGAGCTGTTCGGCGGCGACAAGCGCGAGGGCGGGATCGCCGGCCAGCTCGACGTGCTGATGGGCGAGCCGGCACAGGCCGCCAACGATTACCTGACCAGCCAGCTCGGCGCCGGCATCCCGGCGTTTCGCGGGATTCTCTCGGCCGTCTGGCGCGGCGGCCAGGTGGCTGCCAACAACCCCTACGTCAAGCCATGGGCGTTCCGCGTAAAACGGATTCTTCAAGGTTGGACGACGGGTAGTGCCTGGTATCCGGAAAAGGCTGAAATCAACGCCTCGCCGATCATTGGCGGGCAAACTTACGCCGAATACAACGCCGCCGAATACTCGTTCAATCCCGCGCTGGCGACGCTCGATCCGGACACTTCGGGGTCAACCGTGCTTATCAGCGGCATGGCGGAAACCGACGTGTTGCAATTGAGCATCCCGGCCGGCGCTGCCAATGCCTGGTCGCGCTGGCTGGGCTACGATCCCGACGACGGCACCGGCCTTGGCTATCATTACGATCCCTCATCGAGCGACCCGTTGTGGTGGTGCAAGATCAGCGTCAAGGATGCGTCCGGCAACATCACCCGCTTCTTCGATACTTCCGCCATGACGGCCACCGCCGCGAATTCGGCCAATGTGGCGTCGGTCGGCAACCTGACCGGCAGCACGTCATACCAGATCTGGATCGAAGACGATGTGCTATACAACCGGGGATCGCTGGCGGTCACGGTCAAGAAGCTGGCGGTCACGGACTGCGCCAGGGGCGACATGAACCCGGCGCATATCCTGTATCAATGCCTGACCGATTCGGCCTGGGGCATGGGCTACCCGACAGCAGCGATCGACACCGCCTCATTCACTGCCGCCTCCGATGCGCTGTACGCCGAAGGCTTTGGGCTGTCGCTGCTGTGGAACCGTCAGGAAACGGTAGAAAACTTCGTCGCACTGGTCCTCGATCACATCGGCGCGCTGCTGTACGTGCGGCCGGATACTGGCACCTTCGCGCTGAAGCTGGTCCGCGCCGATTACGACCGCGGCAGCTTGCCGCAATACGGCCCGGAAAACCTGATCGCGGCGGAAGACTACCAGCGCCAGGCGTGGGCGGAAACGATCAACGAAATCACCGTGATCTACACCGCGCCGTGCGCCGGGAAGGAAACGTCGATCACGGTGCAGGATGCGGCAAACATCATGACACAGGGCGGCGTCGTCGCCCAGACCCGGCAATACCCTGGCATCACCCAGTCATCGCTGGCGCAACGTGTCGCCTTGCGCGACCTGCAAGCCACCTCGACGCCACTGGCAAAAATAAAATTGACGGCGACGCGGGCCGCCTGGGAAGTATTCCCCGGCGGGCTGCTGCGCCTGACCTGGCCGGAATACGACATCGCCGATGTGGTCTACCGGGTGCTGCAGGTCAATCGCGGGACGCTGACAGATGGCCGCATCATCATCGATGCAGTCGAAGACGTGTTCGGTCTGCCCGACAACACCTATCTGGAGACGCAGGCTTCTGAATGGGTCGATCCCTCCACCGCGCCCTCCGCAGCACCATACCGCAAGCTGCTTGAGGCACCGTACTGGGATCTGGCGCGTAACCTGTCCGCCGCCGATCTTGACTATGTAGACGCGCTGTCCGGATATCTCGAAACGCTGGCCGTCCGCCCGAGCGCCGATGCGATCAATTACGGCATTCAGGCCCGGGTCGGGGCGGCGCCTTACGAGGCTGGCGGCAACGGCGACTTCTGCCCGTCGGCCACCATCGTCGGCGCACTGACCAAGACGACCACATCAATCACGCTGGCCAATGGCATCGACCTCGATCTGGTCGAGGCGGGCGGTTACGCCATCATCGATGACGAATACGTGCTTGTTTCAGCCGTCGATGCGACCGCCGGCACGGCGACCATTGCGCGCGGCCTGCTCGATACCGTGCCGGCTGAACACGCTGCCGCCGCCCGCATCTGGTTTGCCGACGGCGACCAGGGCTTCAGCACGACCGAATACGCCGATGGCGAGACGGTGGACGTCAAGCTGCTGCCGACGACCGGGCAGGGGACGCTGGCCGTCGATCTGGCGCCGTCCGACAGCCTGACCATGGATCAGCGCCAGTACCGGCCGTATCCGCCGGGCAACCTGAAGTTTTCCGGATCGATTTTGCCGGCGGCCAGCGATTACCCGCCGGCCATCTATGGCGATCTGACCATTTCCTGGGCACACCGCGACCGGCTGCTGCAGACCGCCTATCTGGTCGAGCAGGACGAAGCCAGCATCGGCCCCGAGCCAGGCACAACCTACACCGTTGAAATCCGCGAAGCTGCCACGCTGATTGAAAGCGCCAGCGGCCTTTCAGGAACCACCTGGACCTCGTCCCTGACCGGAAACCACGAAATCGAAGTCACCCTCTACGCCATGCGCGCCGGCTATCGCTCATGGCAATCGTACGTTCATGGTCTGACCATGTACGGGGATCAAAACTTGCTCGCCGAGGACGGCGATCCACTGCTCGCCGAATCCGGCGCCCCCATCGAACAGGAGTAAGACATGAGCAATCGCATCAGCCAGCTTGCCACCAGCGGCACCCTGACCGGCGCCGAACTGGTCGTGGTGTCGAAACCGAGCGCGACGGTGACGATCACCGCCAGCACCATATCGGCCGCCGCTAGCGACAACAGCTTCAACGACAGCGCCGCCGGTTTTGTCGCCGCCGGCTTTGCGGTCGGCAAGGCCGTCAAGGTCAGCGGCTTCACCGGCAATGTTGCAAACAATATTTCATCCGGCGTTATCACGGCCCTGACCGCCTCAAAGATGACGATCGGCGGCACCGATGGCGACGTTATCGTCGATGATGCGGCGGGCGAGTCGGTCACCATCGCCCAGTGGGATAGCCGGCGCAGCACCGCCCAGGCGGTCGCCGATCTGGGTGGTGGCGGCACCGACCTCGGTTGGTTCAATGTGATGTCATACGGGGCGACAGGCGACGGCACGACCGACGACACCGTCGCGATTCAGGCTGCCATCGATGCCGCCGCTGCCGCCAATAATGGCGGCGTGGTGTACTTTCCGGAAGGCACCTACATCGTTGGCGGGGCGCTGCAGGATGCCAGCTATTCGAATTGCCAGCTTCGTCTGCCGGCGCGCAGCCTGACCGCCGTCGAACAGGTCAGCATCGAGTTCCGTGGCGCCTACGCGCCGCCGAACAGCATCGCGGTCAGTGCGACGATTACGTTGCCGGTGAGCCAGTCGATTATCAAGGGGACGCTCAATAGCGGCGGCGGCGGCCGGCTGATCGGCGGCCAGGGCTCGGCGGGTGGATTCACCAACATCCTGGCGCGGATGACGAATTTGACCATCCGTATGCCTTCAAACCCGGTGCTGAGCGCGGTGGATTTTTCGGGCATGGTCGGCTGCGAACTCGATAACGTGGTCATCGACGTCGGCACCTACAGCCTGCCATCGGTCACGCAGCCGACGACCACGACCAGCTACGGCCTAAAGCTCCCGGCCAATGGCAACGGCGCAATGACCCGGCTCGGGACGGTCATGGTGTGCGGGTTCTACACGGGCATCCAGGTCGGTGAGCACACGGTCGGCCACAATGTCAGCGCATGGGGCTGCGCCCGTGCGGTCGAGACGGTGTCGGTGTATCACGCCAGCCACTTCAATCGGCTGATGGCGGTGCATTGCCCACGAGGCATCGTTGCCACCGGCGGCGAACACCGTATAAACATAAGCCAGTTTGACATCGAGCACGCCGCCAGTGGCTGGATGGTGCCGGTCTATGACATTGACGACGGCTCGAATTATCTGAGCGGGACGTTGTACTGGCATGACGTAACGTCCGGCGGCGGCATTGACTATATTTTCAACCGAAATGGCGGTTCCCACCTTCGCTGCAAGAACGTCAACGGCGGCCGGACGCCATACACCTATGCCTCGACACTGACGATCAACCTCGATGTTGGGGATGTCGTTGACGTGACCCTGACCGGAAATCCGACGATCAATTTTGCCGGCGGCGCGGACGGCGACAAGCTGGTGCTGCGACTAAAACAGGATGGCACCGGCAGCCGGACGGTGACCTGGGGCAGCATGGTTCGCTTCGGGACCGATGTAACGTCGCCGACACTGACGACGACGGCCAGCAAAACCGACATGATCGGGGTCGTTTATAACGCCGCGGCGAGCAAGTACGACGTGGTCGCCGTCGCCAAGGGTTATTGACGTGAGCTGGAACCCTTCCGACAAGGCGGCCTCGCTGACGCTCAGCAATTCCGACCGGACGGTCCTCAAGGCGTCGGCCAATGCGGTGTTTGCTGCAGTCCGTTCAACGCTTGGCGCGACCGTCAAGCGCTACGCCGAAGTTCTGATTAATGAGGGATCGGTCGGCCCTTACATCACCGTCGGCCTGGCTAACGGATCGATGCCGCTGAGCAACGCGGTCGGCCAGGACGCCAACGGCTGGAGCTACTACGAGCAGACCGGAGAGAAATATAACGCTAACACCCTGTCCGCTTTCGGCGCGAGCTACACCAACGGAAATGTCATCGGCGTGGCTTACGACCCGGTCGCAGGGGATGTGTGGTTTGCCAAGAACAATGTCTGGCAGGGCAGCGGGGACCCCGCTGCAGGGACCAACCCGGCTTTTTCCGGGCTGGCATCCGGGCTGTTTCTCGCCGTCAGCCTCTACTACGCAAATTCGCCGGCGCATTCGATCACCGGCCGCTTTGTTTCGGCTGACATGACCTATTCGCCACCATCAGGATTCGCCGCCTGGACTGACAGCGCCGCCCCGGCGGCACATCGCATGTTCTCAGTCTTCTGATGGATAGCGATGAATTGTTTTGAAATCATCGCCGGCACAGACCGGGTAAGGGAATAAGGAAATGCCGGAAAAGATCGTTCATAACCTGACGACATGGAAGGACGAGATTGAATTGGCGCTGGTCTTCTGGTTCATCGGCGCCACTATCGGCATCGGCCAGCATTTGCTATCTCCAGATCGGTTTTCATGGCGCGTCATCGTCGGGCGTGCGCTATCGACAGGCGGCCTGGCCGTCGTCGCCGGGACCATGCTTATGGTTCAGCCGAATATGTCGCCGCTTGCCCAGATGGGCATTGCCGCTGGAATCGCCAGCCTCGGAACTGCCGCGCTAGAAATGGCGTTCATGCGTTTTGTCATTGGAAGGAAAACTCATGATTCCTGATTGGTTCTTGCTCATCATCACCCTGGCCGCCATCGTTGGCGCGTGCCAGTCTGCCCGCGAACGTTACCGCCACAGCAAACGCTGGAGAATCAAATGACCGACTACACGCAAACCCTGTCGCACCCCAACGCCAAGGCCTTCCTGGCGCTCATCAAATACACCGAGGGCGCCGGCTATCAGACACTATTCGGTGGCGAACGCTTTACCTCTTTCGACGACCATCCGCGCCGGGCGATCACCCGCACGCTTGGCGGCAAGCCGATCACATCAACGGCAGCCGGTGCTTATCAATTCCTAAGCCGCACATGGGATGAATGCGCCAGATCGTGTTGCCTGCCTGACTTCTCCCCGCTGTCGCAGGACATCGCCGCACTATTCCTGATTGAACGCCGCCGTGCTCTAAATGCCGTGCTTGAAGGCGACTGGAAGACGGCAATTGAACGCTGTAACCGCGAATGGGCATCGCTTCCAGGATCACCCTACGGCCAGCCGACAAAATCGCTGGAAACCTGCCTCTCTTTCCTTTACGCGAACGCTGCAAAGGAGGAAGCGCCAGCTCCCGTCCCTTTTCCAAAACCGAAACCGGAGAAAACATCATGGTTCCATTCGTTGCTGCTGCTCTTCCGGCGCTGATTAACGCGGCGCCAGCCCTGATTCGCCTGTTCGGCAAGGGCGACCAATCCGAGAAAAACGCTAAGGCAGCGGAAACCGTCGCAGCCATCGCCAAGGAAATAACCAGCCAGCAGACCGTGGAAGGAGCGGTTAATGCCATTGAATCCGACCCGGCGCAGGCGCAAGCATTCTCGCAAGCCGTTG